ATCACTGAGGGTTCTTACATTATTGACATGGGGCCATTCGACCGCGTTGAGCAATTCCGTATCGAAAACAACACTGAAGACCTGTTGATTGAAACCATCGCTACTGGTCGTACACTTCGCTACGGTGGTATCGTAGTTATCGACATCGCAGACGAATAAGAGGTCACAACATGGTCTACACAGAATTCATGAACAGTGTGAAGTCATTTCTACGAATGGATACAGATGTAACCATGTACGACGAAGAGTTACGAAGTTTAATTGAATCCGCACTCGCAACCTTAGCTGTTGCGGGTGTTGAGGGTTCGAAACGTCCACTCGTGACCGATTTCGTAAACACTTACGTTCGCGTTCGAATGTTACAAGACGCATCCAACACATTTCGTGAAAGCGAATACAAACGTGAACAAATCCTGATTCAACAATTGGTCTACGGAGGTTGAACTAATGAAAGTAAAAGCTTTAGTTAACTATCAAGACTCATTCGGAAATGTTCATTTAATCAACAGTGTGTTAGAAGTACATGCTGATGATTTCAAACCGCATTTACACGAAGAGGTCAAAGCTAAAAAATCTACAAAACGCAAAGTCAAGAAAACGACTGATGCTGAAGAAGTGAAAGAAGAATTAGAAATCCAAACTGAAAGTGAGGATTAAACATGTTCGATGAAGTCACTTTAAAATTAGTCTCTGTAACGAGAGACAAAAATGGTGCTCAAAAAGAAAACAAAAAACTCAAAAAGGTTCAATGTGTCAGACAATCAGTGTCTCGTGAACAACGAGATAAGTACAATGACAGAGGTTTGACAAAAAATGTTCGTCTAAAAATCACACTGTTAGATGCTCACATTTACGATGTTAAAACGATTCCAGAGTTTGTTTACAAGGGTGTAACATACTCTACAAAAGACATCACAATGGATACAACTGGAACCTCAACTTATATTGAGGGCACAACAGTTCAAGGGAGAGCGTAATGAGATATAGTTATTTAGAATTTTATCAAACATTGACAGAGGTTTTATCAAATTACGACGTGATTCTCGGAACCAACGTTAAAGAAATCTCAAATGACACATGTTTCATTACACATCTTGGAAGTGATTTAACTTACAGTGATGATGAACCGAAGATTTTATCAAGTAAATACGAATTAACAATACTGCAAGATTACGCGGGTTTCACAAATAGTGACTTCGTGAAATTGACAGATGAGGGCGTCAGATTCGTCGCCTACGACGATGAATCTGGTAAAAATGTTTTCTCAGCTACTGTCACACTGTTTGGTGAAAACAGTTTACCTGTTGAGGAGTAACAATGAGTATCGAAAGTGAAGTTAGAAAAATAGCTGAAAATAAGATTTCCGATGTTGCTGAAACATTACAACATGATTTACAATTGTACGCAAGACAACATCGCAGAACTGGACAATTGGCTAGAAACATTACGTTAGAAAAAACTAAAAATTTAAGTTACAAAATTTCTGGTGGTACACGTTCATCTTACTCAGATAACACGTATCACGCATTGACCTTTTTCAAAACAGACGAGGGTCAAACAGCATTAACGCGTGCATTAAAACACGCAAGAAATCAATTAAAGAGGTAAACAAATAATGGCTAAATTAAGCTACGCAAAACGCGCTTTGTTCCACGGAAACCGCTTGCTCACAATCGGTGATTTGACAGAAGAAAACAAAATTAAAAATGTTATCTTAGCTACAGGTCTTGTTTCTGTTGGCGCGATGGAAGATGAAGCTGAAGTTAAAAACTTTGCTGCTGATGACGTTGCTGACCACGCTACAATCGCCGGAAAATCCTTACTAAAAGGTGAATTGAAGCTTATCCAGCTTGACAAAAATGTACGTATTAACTTTTTCGGTCAAGATGAAACAGCAAATGGGTTTGGATTCGGTTCTACAAACATCTACCCTAAAAAAGCTGTTCAAATTGTAACAGCAGGTCAAGTCGGTAAAGATAAAGCTATTCTTGTTCGCGTGTTCCCAAACATGGCCGTGACTAATCCACCATCATTCGAAACCGAAACTGACAGTTCAGAAGCTCCAACAGCTGTAACATGGACTGCTAAAGTTCAAGCAACAGGTTCTGAATTGTACAAGACAAAAAATGGTCACACACCAGCTGAATTCAATTATACTTTCACCGGGGCTGATGTTGATAAGGTTCTTGACTTCATTCAACAAGGTGGAATTATTACTCCGAATTATAAAACAACTGATACTGTAGCTGCAGATGCAGCTGCTCCTGTAGAAGCGTAAAAAACGCAAAGATGAGGTGATTTTAAAATGAAATTTAGTTCTGTTAAAAAATTCAAAGCGATTACTGGTCACGATTTCTTACAACTAACTGACAAGATTGATAGTAAAAATAAAAATATCGACGATATCGAATTGTTAGCGCTGGGTCTATATCTTGCTCGTACAGAAGATGTCGCAAATGGTCGAAAACGTTTTAATCGGATGATGGAAGATGAAGATTTACGTTACGAAGTTACAGACAATATCAATTTTGATTTAGAGTTAACTAATGTCATGCACAACTTAGAAAATGTTGATTTGGATGACGTTCGCCTAACCAAACGTTTAGCCGATGAACTAGTGACAGACCTACAGGGGTACGACGACGAAGTGCCGGGATACGTGTTCACACGATTAGATGTTTTTGCAAAAGCTATTGCTAATCTCGAAAAACACGTTGAAGAATTAAAAGATTAAACGGGCGTAGAACCCGACGAGCCCTTTTAAAAGGGCTTTTTTGAATGAGAGGTTAGACATGTTAACAACAAGACAAGTGTTTGATTACACTAGATTAACAGCACGTGATTTATTTGATGATGTAAACGAATTAGATTTTCAACTAGCAAAACGAGATGCTGGTGAGAAAAACAATGCAATGACATTGTTGAGTAAGATTTTAACAGGACTCGATTTAGCTGGTGTTGATGTAGACGATGTTGAACTTCGAGATTTATTAGAACCAACAGCAGATATTGATGTGTTAAATAAAAAAACGGAAAACACTGATATCTCATTACTGTTCGGTTCGGATGATGAAGATGAGGACGAAGATGAACTTGTAGAATCTACAGGCCCGCAAGGGTTCGTTGAAAGCGAAGAAACAGGATTGAGAGACCGTTTGATTAAGAAAAACAATGAACAAACTGTTATCAAATCACTTGAAGTGTTCTTGTTGTCAGATATCAATCACGAAATGTTGATGGACGCCCCGTACGATGTAGCAATGGCTTTGTTTAATCGAGCTGCGAAAACGCGTGAACAAGAACTAAAGAAAAAATAAAAATCGAAAGGCTAAATCATGGCTAATCAAAAATTAGAAATTGAAATCAATGGCCAGACGGCACAGCTAGAACGTAGTTTGAAAAATGTAAATACATTTTTACAACACACAAAACGAGAAGCTAAAGCGTTAAATAATGACTTGAAGTTCGAACCCGGCAACACTGACTTACTTGTACGTCAACAACAGAAATACGCCGATGCTGTAAATCTGTCACGTGAAAAAGTCAAACTTTTACAAGAAGAGCTCGATGGTGTCGATATTGAGGTGAGCCCTGTCAAGTTTGAAAAACTGGCGAATCAAATCGATATCGCTAATCGTGAAACAAAAACTCTTGAACGCAGTTTCAATAACGTATCCAAAGAGGTCAACAGGTTACAAAGTGGCGCTTCATCAATCAAATTAGATACTGGCAATGGTATCAAAGAGTTTCAAAACAGTTTACGTGGTATCAAAGCTGCGATGTCTACAATCAGTAAAGTATCTGAATTAACATCGTTTGATAAATCAACCGCGTCAGCTTCACAATTGTCTGCACACATGCGTGAAGTCAACACCGCAATTTCGCTGTTATCACGTAAAGCGTCAATTTTACAAGATGACTTAAAAGACATTGACCCTAAAATTAATCCCGAGGGTTTTGAAAAGGCTCAAAACGAACTGAAAAAAGTTCAAAATGAGTTAAGAGCTTTAGAAAATGTCAAAGTGGCACCAAAAATCGACACAAGCAACATCAATAGTGGTGCTAACAACGCTAAAAATTCTGTAAACAAAAATATCGGTTCGTCACTCGCCAATAATCTCGGTAATTCTGGATTAGATACGGCCAAATCAATGTTTGGAAATATTAAAAATTTCCTTTCAAGCGTTGCTCCAAATATTGGAAATGCTGTTAGAGCATCATTCAGTGTATTCGGAAACGTAATGAAAACGGTTGGCAGTGCGTCTTGGAATATTGTGAAAACCACAATGAGTGCTGGACTCAAAGGATTAGGCGCTGGACTCAAGTCAATAGCATCTACGGTTTTTGGTGGTGTTGGTAACGCTATCAAATCAGCAATCACTGCACCGCTTAGCGGAATCAAAAACGCGATGGGAACCGTTATCCAAGGTGGTTTGTTAACGATTGGTAATAAACTGACAACGGGTTTGGGTTCAACGTTTGCTGGCGTCATGTCATCAATGCAAGAGACAAGTACATCCGCTAAATCTCTTGAAAATGTTTTATCGTTCGCTGGTGTGGATACGAGTGTGATTCAGTCACTCAAATCTGACATGGCTGATTACGCAAAAACAACATCATTTGGGTCATCTGAACTTAACAAAGTTGTTTCAGGATTAACAACGGCTGGTGTCGCTGCTGACAAAACGGGTGCGTTGACCAAAAACATTGCGAATTCGTACGCATTACTTGGTGATGGTTCACGTAAAGTTTCAGAAATTGGAACTATTTTCACACAAATTAAC